AATATCGGGCTATAGCGGACTCTGTCCTGGTGATCATCTTGGTCAGTTCAGTATCCGCACTACTCCCAGAGATCTCCGGGAGGAATTCTTTGAGAGTAGCGACAGATACTAAAGCCATGATTAAACAGCCCGAGCCGGTTCAAATTCCAGAAGAAGAGTTCCAGCAATAGCGCCTGAGCCAGTCAAGGCACAAACAATTTTCATTGACTGCGAAGAAGTGAAATCACCTTCATCAGTATTGGCCAAGGTCTTAACAACAGGAACACCAGCGGTATAAGCTTCGCCGCCAGAACTGTTGTTTGTGAAAGTGGCCATGACCTCAGTTGCATCATTGGCATAAACTTGTAGCGTAAAATAATTACCGGCGTGCGTTGCTGCTCCAACAGAATTCACAAAGCGAGCGCTTTTAAGCGTCATTTTACGAGCAAATGGAAGAACTTCTGTAGCTGCACCAGTGAAATAAACAGTATAATAATGTGACATCATGAACCTCTATGAGTTGTAGTCGTAGGCATAAACAACATTAGTGGCAGCTGCGGCATCAGGACTGTCGAAAGTGCTTCTGAGAGTGCTGACCATCTCTATGGCTCCAGCTGCGATATCCTTGCTGGTCTCAATGAGAATGCCTTTGCGCTCATAGTTGACATAGCTGGAACGGTTTACAATCAGGAATCCTGTCTGAGTACTTCCACCGTTGGGATAGACACCCGCAGCATTCATATCAGCAGATACGAAACGACTCATGATAATGGGCATTCCGAGGATGCTGGCAAGCTGGCCAGTGAGGATGGTAGCCGCTGGGCCATATTTATCAATAGTCTGGACTTCAGTCAGGCTGAACAGTTGAGAAATCATGAACTCAGGAGAGCAGATCAGCATCTGATCCTGAACAGCCAATTCACCCATAGCGCCCATTGACGTCAGAATATCAGAAAGCTGTAGAGTTTGACCAAGACCGCCCTGATTGGTTCCACGTGCAAAGCTCTGACGACGGAGCCCATCGAACAAACGACGATGAGAAGCAGCGCCACCAAGGCCAGCAGCGCCCCAGCGAGAACGGATATTCCATGTGGCAATATCGTCCTGGTGTACCGCTGAGGTATCACCGTTAATCATGCAGTCCTCGTATCCAGCGGAAAGATCCTGAGCGATCTGCCGGCTAAGTGTAGGCATGAGAGCAATAGCGGAATCCTCGGCAGCTGCGTCATCAATGACGTAACGAGTGGCCAAACCCTTGATAGAAACTGACTTTTGTGCGGTTTCAACAGTGCTGGCTGTGTAGTTAGCTGGGCTATCAGTGGATACCTGGCCTTTGGCGTAAGGACGACCACCACGCTGCAAGCGAGGAACGAGGATGGTGTTTCTTTCAACAGGTACAGATGGGAAAAGATCCTTCAGTCCAGTAGGCAGTTTGAAGGTCTCGTAAAGCTCGGGACGGAACTCATCAGGAATCCACTCCGCACCAGAGCCAGCAGAATCAAAGAAAGCTCTTTGTATAGCAGGCTGCATAGAAGCAGGAGCTTTCTCCAGATGACGGAAAAGCTCAAGATCTGTTTTTGGGGTGTAGGGATTGCTCATCAGCAAACGAGCAAAAGCACGCTTTTGAGCGATCTGCTGTAGGTCAGCATGCCAATCATTAGCAGGCACAGAAGCGTCAAGTAGACCTTCTTTCTGTACATTGATTGTTCCACGTCCTGGGACCTGGGTGCTTTTGGTTTCGCTGGTCCACTGGATCTTGCCATCTTTACCGACGAAAGAACGCAGGCGGGACTCTCCACCAAATGCAGGAACAGGTGGCGCTACAGTGGCCTCTGTCATGAGACGATGGGCCTTTTTCAGGTCAGTGACCTGCTTTTCAAACCCGGACAAACGGTCATCAGTATTTTTTTGATGGCTGACAATACCGTCAAGGATGCGCTTGGCCTCAGTGACCATTCCGCTGTTATGCTCTGACATAGTTGTCTCCTATTGTGAGCAGGTAGTTTAGTATTTCAGCCTCTTCTATATTGAGACTGTTATCAGGCTGGATAGCCTTTTCCTTTTTGTCTTCCTCTTCTTCATCCATGCCATAGCCCTCTTCTGCTTCTTCCATGTCTTCAGCTGGGCGCTCTTCCTCTTCTGGCTTGGCCTTAATGTAGGTGACAATAAATCGATCTTCTTCTTCCTGGATCTCTGCTATGTGTCGCATGATTCCAGCTTTAAGAGCCTGCTTTTCCAGCTCAATGGCTACCATAGAGCGGATTGTCTCTATGGGTGGCAGTCCATACTCAGCAAAAGACTTGGCGGCTACAGCTTCGCTGTTGGCGGGAATGGTGACGATAGAGACTTCTAACAGTTCAGAGCGTCCATAATAGTTACCACGTGATCCAGCTGCATAGTGATCTTCTGGAAGGTCTGCTCTGGCTATAATTTCTGTGGGGTTGAATCCAACAGAGACAGCATTCAAAAAGCCAGCCTTGGCCTTTCTTGCTACCTCAGCGGCTTTAGGATCGCCCATGTCGAACTCAATATCGATCATCAACTGGCCATCAACCACATCAACAACTCCACGACCTATAGGAAGCTCGTTGCTGTTGTGGTTCAGCAGGATAACGGGATTCGACTTGTAAGCTTCAAGCTCCCAATTTTGTGAAACAACATCCCCATACCGATCTTCAGCGCTTGTAGACGCTATGAAGCTTAGGACGTCAGAATCTATATTATCTGCTGTTTTGACTCGTTCAGCATTAATGGAACGTCTGATCATAGATACCCCCACAGAAGGGAAGTCTACAAGGTTATGAGATCTCTGTCAATATATGATTATTTTAATAATTATAATTATATTTATATATAAGAATTTTAAGTATATACCTCAAGCAATCAAAAAACAAAAAACCTGCGCCCCCCCTGATATACTAAAGCGTAGAATCGCCCTCAGCTTATCCTAAATTCTAAGCCTATGTCTGGGTAGTAAATGAAATCAAAAGCGATTCTAAGGCCATCAGCGGTCAAGCAATAACGCAAACTACGCGATATCAAAGATGCAAAATAATAAACCTTTAGTTTAAGCTTGTACAGCGTCACGAACAACGACTGTTCCAGCAGAGCCAAAAACAAAAAAGCTCCCATCTCTGGGAGCTTTTGATTTGACAAGAGTTATCGACTTACATCGTTTGGATGGCTTCGATGATTTCATTCACGCTGTAGCTGTCCATCATGGTGCTGCGGAATTCGTCGGAGTTCTTACAGAATTCAATAACTTCTGAGCGGGTCATTCCAGCTTCAATCGTTCCGAAGATGTTGATTAGTGACTGCTGAAGCTCTGTTCTTGGTGACTTGCTGACTTGGATGAGGGTAGGACGCATCCGCTCTAACTGCTTACGAGTGAGCGAAGTAACCTTATGGGAAGTAGCGTTTCCACTGCTGTTAGGGTCTACGTTGAAGCGCTCTACTCTGTACTTTTCTCCCTCAGGGGTGATTGTAAACCATGCCGCCATGTGCCGCCCGTGCTTGTATGCTACGGTTTTCTTTGTGATGGCGGGCATCTTGGTAAATGGAACCATGCGAGCTTCGACAAATCCCATATTATCAATCGTAAGATCCTGCTTTTCGGTAGCACTAAAGCCAAGGAAACGACGCTTGAGATTTGTAACGAATGCCGTCGGTAGCCAGTATTCATTCACCTCGCCATCATCATTAGCGATTTTGATAGAAGAGATTGACTGACCTTTGTTTGTCCAAATACCGTAAGGGTTACGATTTGAATTGTAGCGAGATGTGATTTGTCTGGCTGTGTCTGCGAGGTAAGTAGCGATAAACATTTTGTTTCTCCGTTGTTGGTTACATTCTTATAATATCATACCATAAAGAGATTGCAAGAGAAAAAGGCCTTTTCTTGATCTTTTTTGATCTAATCAACGATAGGAAGCACTGTGCAGCGGCAATTACAGTCCTGATCAGCCTCGCCAAACTGGCCAGGTCCCTCTATGGAGTAGGCTCCAGCAGTGAACAAATCAGAGACGGCTACAGTCTGGCCATCAAGCTCCTGATGCTCTGGTCTTACCTTGTCATCCTGTGCGGTTAGCCATCTCTTCTGGACGTTGATTCCATCCATAGCGGCTTCCTGATAGGCTGCGATACTTGCTCCATTGACCGACCTTGTCGCCTCTGTGCGAGCGATTAAACGGGCTCTGGATGGGTTAAATGTTGCACTAGTAGAGATCTGATCTGCTATCTCATCAACAGAGAGGCCATTGATCAAGCCCTGCTCTACTATTTTACTGATGCGTTTGGTGTTTGTTCCATATATTTCAGAAGCCATCCTATTCAAAAACTGGCCTGCTATGTCTCTGCTACCAAAAGACATATCACTATCAAGATCCCGATTTGCTAACCGATAGACCTTCTCCAGCTGCTCATCTCCTGACGATTGCCAAGAACGGATCCAGGCAGGGCCAATCTCAGAGAGAATCCTTCCTTTCTCTTCATTTGATCCGAATAATGTCGACCAGTCTGTAACCGCTCTCACTACAGCTCCGCTCATTAGGCTTCTCTGTGTTACTGCCTCCTCTACTCTGGAAGCATAACGACGGGCGGCCCCTCTCAGATAGGCTGTAGCGGCTCTGTAAAGCCTTCTTTCTGCTGGATCGTATTGTCTCTCTAACCAGCTAAGCCAGATTTCTTTTTTTTTTCGTCTTCAGTAGGAACAAGAGCTTTGAGCTTTGCATATCCAGGATCCAGAGATTTCTTTTCATCGACCTTGGCCATCTCTTCTCTGATCAGATCTTTCATGTATGCTTCACCACGTGATCCAACAGTCAACCATTTGACCTGAGCAATAACCCCAGCGATCCTGAAGTCATCAAAGTGACGAGCTGACCATGCTTCCCTTTTCCTGATCGCCTTGTCCTCTGTTGGTGTCTTTGGCTCTTTGTCGCTTCTCTGAGCTATTGGATACAATCGTTTGAATTGGTTGTTCCCTTCAATATTGCCGCCCTTATTCCAGATTGACGGATAGCCCTCTTTAATCATGAAGGCAAAATCAACGTCAAAGACTTTGTATTGGCTGTTTGAGAGGCTGACTTCTTTATCATCTCCAGAAGCTGGAAAATCAGTTGTAGTCGATTTGGTCAGGAAGAGAGCTAAGCTCTGGGTCTGTTCTGTCTCGTCTGCCTCTTCCACATCATCAGCAGAGCCGACTACAGGAGCATCGGCTAACCCTTCATAGGAATAAGCGTCAGCAATCGCCATGCCGTTCATAATGTGCTGGTTGATGCGTGCTAACTGTGCATCTCTTACAGCCTGAAGAGCCTCAACCCCAGAAAGGTCATGCTCAACCCTGAGATCAGGATCGAATAGCTGAGCGATCTTTGTATAGATATGATTCATCCTGATCGCTGCTTTGCTTTGGTTGGTCCAGTAGGTAATTGACTGCTGGCGGGCTGTGGCATAGTTTGCCGATGGTAGGCCGAGAACAACAGGAGGCACGCCGGTAACGGCTGAAATGGATTGGCGGGCGAATATGCGAGCCTTCTCATATTCCATTTCTCTTGGTGTCAACTGTAGAGGATCGATCTTGACCATTCCAGAAAGCACCAAAGCCCCACCAGATCGGGCCATTCCATTGTATTGATCTAAAATCTGACGACGGCGCTCCAATCCCCAGACGTCAGCCGGATCTTGAGGAGAGAGAAGCACGTCAGGCCGTCCCTTTGCTGAGCCTTGACTGGCGAGCTTCTGACTGTTGATATCAGAGGTGATTTCTCTGTGAAGAGGTTGGACTGCTCCAGTACCATAGAGACCTGCTGGACCCTTTGCAAAGCTGGCATTCCTTCCATGAATCACCCGCTCAGGAGGATAGATAACGCTATTGCCGGCTGATGTATGTTTGTATCCAGTGATTCCAAGCTTAGGAGAGGTGACAATCTCAACCTCATCAGGATGGAGCCTGACTACGCTCTCTGGGGTATCACTGAGCCCCAAGAGCAGGACATAACAGTTTCCAGACAGCATCAGATCAGTCCTAAGTTGTTCTCGGAATAGAAAGCCGTCGATCGTTGTAGATGGCTGCTCCATCAGATCAAGGAAAGGATGCTCTTCAATGATCTCTGCTTTCTTCCCTTTGCCTTTTAGTAGTTTAAGCGGCA